ACTCAGGACATATCAAGCAGAGGCCCGAACTCGAAGCAAACGGGGTTGGACAACATATTCAAAAAGAAACCCGAATTGAAGCTAGTGAAATCAGACCCTGTTCCGAAGCTCAATCCTGCGTGGGTCTGTCAGCTAATGGGATTACCTTCAGGGTGGACGAACTTAGGCTGTTGGGCAACGGAGTAGTACCTGATTGTTGCGAATTAGCTTGGCAAGTATTATCCGATCGTTTACACCAGCGAATCTAACACAATAACAATAACAACCATAATAAATAAAAAACAATGAAACTATCATTAAACCTATTCACCCACAATCTCATCATATCATTACGTCGTAAGCGTCGTTTATTGACCGCTACTGACTGCGCAAAGGAGCTAGGACTCAATCCGATGACAGTTCGTAACTACGGTAGAATCCAAAAGATAAAGCGGGAAGGTACGAAGGTCGTTGGCCCGTCCCATCAAATTGCATTCCTGTACGATCTTGACGAAGTAAGAAAGGTAGCTTTCAAATGATTGATCCATACGATAATTGGTTGAGCAGTCCATACGATGATCATTACGACGATGAAGATGAAGAAGTGGAAGACGACGGTGGTGAAGCTTACGAACGCGCTCAAGAACGCCACAACGAAGAAAACCAGCCCTCGTATACGCAATCACCCTACTACGACGGCACAGGAAACTAATAAGCCGTTTATAATCGAAGACACAACACATTATGAGTAATCTTAGAAGTAAACCTAAACTGATCGCTCTTACAGGGCCAAAAGGCGTTGGTAAGTCCACCTATGCGAAGTTCTTGGCGGGTGAGAACGGCGTTGTAATGTCGTTCGCATCGCCCATCAAGGATATGTTAAGAGTGTTCGTCAAGGACGAGTATATCGACACCCACAAGGAAGAGTTAATACCGCATTTAGGGACGACAGCCCGTACTCTTTTACAGACGATTGGTACTGAATGGGGACGAGACACTATAAATCCTGATATATGGGTGAATGTTATGAGGCGTCGCCTTTGTCACGGTATGTTCGACGAGTATCATCCCGTTATCATCGACGATCTTCGCTTTAAGAATGAGGCGGAGATGGTACGACAGCTTGACGGCGAGGTGTGGAAACTAGACCGTAAAGGTTTTAACGGCGATGAGAGCGACAAGCACGTATCGGAAGCTGGTTTGACCGATTGGGATAAGAGCATCTTGATATGAATTTGGAGATCAAAGGCGATGAAGTTATCATGGACGCCTACAACGCTGATCTTAGCCAAGGCGATTGGATGCATCTTACAGTCGAGTTTCCTACTCGCGAAGAAATCAATAAGGGCTTCGAGGAGTTTTGGAGTAAGACCGAAGTAAAGGAGTTTCCAAAGGACGAACACGGTAGAAACCTACGCGACGAAAACGGCGATATAATCGTCATTAGAACTGACAAGCCAAGAGTGCGGAGGAAAGACCTACTGTTCTACCGTAATGAACGGCAAAAGGCGGAAGCCAAGAAACGAAAGGAACAACAACAAAATGAAACTGATTGATTTAGCTGGAGAAGTATATGACCGACATTGGCGCGGGTGTAAGGATGGATTGGGACTACTAAGGAACGCTGAAGACGTCTGTGACCGCATGGGAAGCGTGTCTGTGACGAAGTTGGACGAACGGAAAATTGATGACCTCGTCTTGGATCTCGAAAGGGACGGCAAAGCAAACGCTACGATCAATCGTCGATTAGCGGCGTTAAGTAAGATGCTACAACACGCCTATCGTCGTCGATACATAGAAAGGCTACCCGTAATCGAAAGAAAGCGGGAGCCTGAAGGTCGTATGCGTTGGCTGACCAAGGACGAAGAGATCTGTATGATCGACAAGTTACGAGCCATGAAGCTCGATGACATCGCCGACTTCTGCATCGTCTTGGTTGACACCGGGGCGAGGACAGGGGAACTGTTCAAGCTTACAGCCAAAGACATCGATCTTGACCAGCGTATGATGTACCTTAGAAACACAAAGAATGGTAAGTCACGAGCTGTGCCGTTGACATCGCGAGTCGTTGAGATAATGAAGGGGTACATAAGGGAGACCTTTTTGTTCGACTTTACACAGGACTCATTGAATTACCATTGGAAAAAAATGAAGTTCCTGATGGGCTTTGGCGACGATAGCGAGTTCACACCGCATTGTTTACGACACACTTGTGCGTCTAGGCTCGTTCAAAAAGGCGTTGATATATGTGTAGTACAGAAGTGGCTGGGTCACACCTCGATTCAAACGACGATGAGGTACGCCAAGATCGCGCCTAAAAACTTAGCAGATGCACGGGACATATTAGAAAGTCATTGACAAGTTCTATATATCTTAGTTTTATGAAACGACACAACCACAGATGAATGAAAACGACAGTTATATTACCGAAGCACAGGTCAATCACCTCTGTTTATGTAGCGGATACGACGGCGTTGGTCGAGGACTCCGACAACTTTTCCCGAATTTGCGAACAATCGCTTACGTGGAGAGGGAAGGATTTCCAATCGCCAACTTGGTTAAAAAGGCTGAAGAAGACAAGATGGATGCGGCTCCTGTTTTCACGGACGTTAAAGCATTCCCATACCGAAAGTTTCGTGGATGCGTGGACATCTTATCTGCGGGATTCCCATGTCAGCCCTTTTCCTCCGCTGGTAAGCGACAAGCAACCGAAGACCCTAGACACCTCTACCCTTGGATCGCAGAAGGAATTACCGCTTGTAATCCTACCGTTGTCATCCTTGAAAATGTCGAAGGGATCATCTCAGCCAAAACAGGAAACGAAGAATCGGTACTTAAATATGTTCTCAGGGACTTGGAAGAAAGAGGTTTCAAGACATCGTGGGGAATATTTAGTGCGGAAGAAGTCGGCGCTCCTCACCAGCGAAAGCGAGTCTTCATCGTGGCCCACGCCAAGGACGGGCAATCCCGGCAGTCGGAAACCCGGCACGGGCGGGAAGGTATTGTCGGAAGAAGCGAAGAAGTGGGCGACACCTCAAGCGTCGGATCATGTCGAGGGAGCGAGGACGAGAGTAGACAGCGGTCAGAAATGTTTGGGACGAGATCTGAATCAACTTACCCAGCAAGACCCGGAGAAGAACAATACGAATGGGAACCGTCCCGCACAACTGAATCCCGATTGGGTCGAGGTGATGATGGGTCTTCCGACAGGATTGACAGACTTAGGCTCTTGGGAAACGGAGTAGTTCCTGATACTTGTGCTTTAGCTTTTAGAACTTTATATGGATCAATCCACTCTTAATCGCGACATGGTCGAGCAAGGAGTCGCTCGATATAGACGACGTGTTCAATCGGCTCGTGAACGCGGTAGTGAATCTGAAGCTCCGTACAGTATCCGAATAATGCGGAACTACTTACCGCAAATTACGGAAGATGTAGCGAAAAGATTTGAGTTCCATCGCAAGTACAGAAACGCCATACCCGCATTCATGCCGTTGATATGGAACATGGATGTCAATGCGCTGTGTTTGCTGGCGTTCAAAAGCGTCCTTGACGGCATCTGTGAGCGTCGTCCTTTGACTTCAGCGGCGATACGATTGTCGTCTTATATCGAGGATGAATTGCGTTATTGTCGCATGAAGGAAGAGTATCCTGATGTTTGGAAGTATGCAGAGCGTGATCGTCATAAGTACAAAGGTAAAAGACGAAGCCGTGATGCGTGGTTGAGACACGAGAAAGCTGAGACGAACAAGGGTAACATGGAGCAATGGCGGACATGGACTCGCAAGGAAAAGCTAACAATGGGTACATGGTTTCTTGAGATCATCAGAACCAACACTCATGCTATCATGTTTCAAACGGTCAGCGATGCTCCGAATAAAACTGTTTTATATGTAACAACAACTGAAGAACTATTTGATTGGATACAAGATTACAATAAACATTCAGAAGTTTTAAAACCTTTGTGGTTACCGACGGTGGAACCTCCGAAAGATTGGAAATCTATTCTTGTTGGGGGGTACGATAAGAACGCGGGGGTTCCACCGCTCTGTTTCATCAAGTCATTTGATAAGGACTACCTTGATGGCTTGGATAAGAGCGAGCTAAAGCACGTCTTTAACGCAGTTAATCATCTGCAAAAGACGCAATGGCGCGTTAATAACAGCGTTTTAGACGTCGTCAGGTGGGCGTGGGAGAACAACAAAGAGATAGGCGACATGACCCGTCGTAGTGATTACGAGACACCGCCTTGGAATCCAGCATATGATACCGACGATCATGCTCGTAAGGAATTTAGTCGTAAGTGCGGAGCTATCCACCGATTGAACATCAGCTTGAAGAGTCAGCGACTACATACGATTAAGCTGTTGTACATGGCTGATAAGTTTGAGAACGAAGCCTTTTACTATCCGTACCACATCGACTTTCGTGGAAGAGTGTATCCGATCCCTTACTTTTTACAGCCACAAGGGAATGATCTTAGTAAATCGTTACTTAGGTTCGCAATTAGCAAGGAAATAAAGAACGATGAGGACGCGAGATGGCTCGCTATTCACGGGGCTAATTGCTTCGGTAATGACAAGTTATCGTTTGATGAGCGAGTCAAGTGGGTAAAGTCTAAACGCCGTGAGATTGAGGAAGTGTACGAAGATCCAAAGACGAACGATTGGTGGACATCCGCAGACAGCCCGTGGCAGTTCCTAGCGTTTTGTTTAGAGTGGGGTGAGTACCTGAAGGTAGGTAAAGGTTTTCTAACGACGTTACCGTGCGCTATGGACGCGTCTAATAACGGTATACAAATACTTAGCTTGTTAGGACGAGACGAAGAAGGTGGGCGTAGTACAAATGTAACACATAACGATACACCAGCAGATCTTTACGGCGAGATAAGCGACAAGGTAAACGAGGAGTTGATGAACCGAGCCAAGGACGGCGATCATATCGCATCTGCATGGCTGAAGTTTGGAGTGGATAGAAAGACGACAAAGCTCCCGGTCATGGTCAAGCCATACGGCGGTACAAGATATTCGTGTCGTGACTTAGTCCAAAAGTGGTACAACGATAAGTGCAAGAAGTTGGAACTCGACCCATTCGGGTATGAAGCGACAGTAGCAATCGGGGAACTATCGCAGAT